GTTGAGGTTGAATTTACAGGAATAACAAGAACTATGGCCGCTGAGGCTGTTGCAGAAATCCTCGGAAGTCATGCTACCGGACCTGATCGCACTTGCTATCGTACTTATACGATTCGAGATAGCAAAAGAAGAATTTGGAAAGTAATGAGAGATTCAAGTATTTGTCCAGTTAGAAAAGCGGGACGTGAATTAATGGATGAATATAGAGTTGAATTTGTAACACCACCTCTTAATTATGAAGATATTGAAACGCTTCAGTCAATAATCCGTAAATTTAAAGAACTCGGTGGAGTACCTCACAGCAGTTGCGGAATACATATTCATGTTGACGGCGCCAATCATACCGCCACTTCTCTCAGAAGACTGGTAAATTTCTTTTTCAGCAGACAGGAGATTATCTACGATGCTCTTGCGGTAGGAAGTAGAAAAGACAGATGGTGCAAGCCGGTATGTAAGGATTTACTGGATACAATGAAAAAAGAAAAGGATCTTGATGCAAGAAAAGTTGAAGAAATCTGGTACAGCAGTGCGAACGATCAGTATCATGGTGGTATTGATCATAGTCATTACAATTCAACAAGATACCACGCCCTGAATCTTCACAGCTTCTTCCAGAAAGGCACAGTCGAATTCAGACTTTTTAACAGCACTCTTCATGCCGGAAAAATTAAAGCATACATCCAGTTTGTCCTTGCTCTTTCAGCATGGTCTATCGAATCCTCAGACAAAATAGTATTCCGATCAATGCATGGATACACTGCAGAGAAAAAAGTCACACTGATGTATAATATTTTAACAAATCGCCTTGGTCTTTACGGAGATGAATTCAAGACCTGCAGGTTACACATGATGAAACAGCTCAGAAAAAATGCAGAAGCTTTCCATGCAGCTTAATACATTGCAGTATAAAGAGAGGGTTTTCGCCCTCTCTTTAGTTGTAGATTGTTGCAGCAATCTACTTGTCGTTAGATTTCTGTGTCCCCTGGCGAGTGTGGGTGATGGAAGATTCCTTGTTTGGTACCCTAATTATCAATTCGTCCAGCTCACAATCAAGTGCTTCGCAAATTAAATCAAGGTGCTCAAGGCTAACCCTTTCCGTGAGCTCGTGGTACAACTCATTGATAGTGTTCGGTCGAATCCCTGTCGCCCGTGCCAGATCTGCTTGAGTAAGTCTTAGCTCCCCAAGCTTTTTCGACAGTAAAATTTTTATCATGCCATTGCTCCTTCCGTTATAAATTACCACTTTATGGTAATACATGACGGAATTTGTTAGATTATATCGTTTTTAGCTATATCCTATCGAATTTGTGTAAGAAATCTAACACGCGAAGCTTATATAGGTTATCATAACAGTTGTGTAAAATATAGCGGTAATATATGGAAGGAACTATCATTGACAATGCCACACATTGTGTGGTATTATTTCATTATGAAGGAGGTAACAATTATGGACATTACAGAAATGAGAAATTACATAGGAGTCTCTAGGGCAGAATTTTCTAGGCGATACAACATTCCGCTCCGCACACTTGAATCGTGGGAAGCAGGAGTTCGAACTCCGCCAGAATATGTTCTGAATTTATTAGAAGAGTCCGTCAGGAGAACAGATATCATAGAAGTAACGTTTGTGTATGATACGCTTCTGGGAGAAGGCAAAATCCGCCCATGGTCTAAAGATTTGGATGACCAATGCGGCGCCGATCAAGCGGCATATAAAACTGTGTTAAATATAGTTGATAAATTCCGGGAAAGATATCCTAATTGCGAATGGGAAGACGAAGATATAGATTACATCGACGCAATAGAAGACTTTACTACGAATTTCTTAACAGCAACATTAGGAAAAGGAGAAGCAAATGAGTAGAGGGAGCGGTACTGGATATATTCCAGACAAAAGCCATTTAATGTCAAGTACTTTGGCGATGTTAGATTTTTTCAAAGACGGGGAAAAAGCTTTCTCCAACTTTTCAGCTTTTTTAGAATCGAATTATGATATAAGGTCTTCAAACACTGTCAGAATGACTTTCGCCACGTTATGTAAGTGGAAGTTATTGTATGAGGTAGATTTCAAAACTTATACACTCACAGCTGCAGGTGCTGATCTGCTAAAAACACATTCTGAAACTTCATTGGGCAGACAAATACAAAACAGTACGCTTTATTTTGGAGAAATTTTGCAAGAATTGGAAACAGAAGTGCTAACTGGATCAGCACTAAAACAGGCGGCAAACCAGAAATACAGTATGTCGTTCAAGTCGAGCAGCAACTTATCATGTCGTACTCAGTATTTGCTTGGACTGAGCTTTATTGAGAAAAACTCGAAGAAATATAGGATAACTTCACAAGGAAAAGAATTCTTGCAGTTACTAAGAGATGAGAACTTACTTTCAGAGTACAATAATGAAAAATCATATAAAAAACCAGAATCAAATAATCACATCAGTCTTGAGTTGCCTAACAGCTTTTTGAAGAAATGTAAAAGGCGAAATTTATCACCAGAATTTGTGTTATATAAACTTATGGCGCACTACGCAGACAATGAATTGTTTTAGAAGGTTTATTCAAAAGGAACTCCATCTTTATAGAGTTCCTTTTGATGTGATATATTTTAATGTGATTTTAGAAGGTGCCGTCTGTTTTAAATCAACTTCTTGAAATATCCGGCCGGAACAAATTCTCTTACGAATCCTTCTGTTGGATGTGGGATCCTGATAAAATACCACTTTTTACCATTTACGGTTTCGGTGTATTTCATCACATCTACAATCGCATTCTTCTTGATTATCGGAAACAGCTTCGCCTGGGTCTTACCGGCCGCACTGTAGCATTTGCAGTCTTTGATGAATCTAGCCACATAAGCTACTGTGTTCTGCTTCTTCTCCGCATCAGATGTGACAGTCTGATCTCCGGCATAGCGTAAGATACAATGCCATGGATAATTTCTATAGCTGCGGATCAAAAATTCTTTTCCGGTCTGATCTCCCGGCTGTCCACCATGTGCGGTGCCTTTCTCATTGATGGATGCTTCCACTTCTTTTCCGTCTCCGCAGTACATCGCAACATGGTGTGCTTCGTTAAGCAACACATCCCCGCGTTTAAGTCCTGCTGCCGTTTTTACATTTACATCTGCGGTAATATCTTTAAATCCATTACGGAGAAAGACATTTTTCATGTCTCCGGTATATGTCGCACCGGAACTTTTTACTGGAACTCCGGCGTTCTGCCATGCCTGTATTACAGCAGAGGAACAGTCGTAATCTCCCTTTTCACCCCAGCGGTAGTCTTGGTCATAGCCATGAGAATTATCTTTCGCCCATGTCTCCATCTGTCTTATTGCTTTTTCTGTCTTAGTCATTGCAATACCTTCTTTCTCTGTGTTATCAGCATATGTATGAATCATGTTTATGACAGCTTTCTGCCTGTCTGTGTAATCCCCTACCTGGTTCGGCGTCGGGTCTGCCGGATCCCGGCACAGTGTTACATAAATCTTGTCTGCAGTATATGGTTCTGGAGTTTTAGACAAGATTCTTTTCAATGCGTCAAATCCACCCTGATGTAGGATATTGATACATTCCATCATGGCACTATCTGGCATGGTTCCATATGCTTTTTCAATGATCGGAATATACGCTTGTATCTGGTCTTCCATGTACTGATCTTGGCATTTCTTTCCAAGGTCAGTGCTGATAATGTCCACGATACATTTTCCTTTCGCAGATTCTGCTGTTACGGCGTATGTATCCCAGTTCTTCATCAAGAGATCTTTTTCCAAACCTGCAGTGTCCATATCCTTGAACAGCTTTGGGTTAGCTCTCTGGATCCGGTGTAGCAGTTCTTTTGCTTCTCCTGCATACCACTGGCCCGCACCAATCGTAATAGCTTTTTCATTGCTACAGTTCGCTCCGACCCCGGCAAAGCAGGAATAATCCTGCTTACCATATGCCTGATCTCCGGATTCCACTGCGTACAGTATTTTTCTCAACACAGTTATATTTTGCTTATCCATAAGTCCACCTCGCAAAAAGGAGCCTTAAAACAGGCTCCGAACTACTCATTTTTATTCGGGAGTTTAATCTGCCCAAGCGACTGAATGACCTTATCATATCCAACCATTGCAGACAGCCACGAAAGCAGGATCAGCGCAATAAGGTATACTGCCATCTTGCTGTTAATCTGTGCATCCATTAAAATAATGTATCCAGCTCCAACAAGCAGAGATAAAGCTACAGCTACTCCTCCTGCAAGGAAATTTGCCTTGTAGGTTTTTTTCGACTCTTCAAGCAATTTCTTGATTCCTTCAGTCACTAAGCCGGTAAAGATTGATACAATCATAAGTAACAGCAAAAAATATTCTAATGTCATAAATTTATCCTCCTCTTCCTATGCAAATACCCAGTCTTCAGCAAGCATATCTGCCTGTGACGCTAGCCATCCCATCTGTACACCAGAAGTTCCGACAAAAGCCACCGCCATGTTGCCGATTGCGTCATGCTCACAGTTCACGATATCTCCGGTAGGTGCTTTATAAGAGATTCCGCTTGCAAGCTGAATATACTGCTTCTTTCCATTCCATCCTTTCCTTGCTACTTTCATGCCTCTTTTCAGGTACTTAATTGCTTCTCCGAAGGAAAATGTTGCTTCTCCGCCAAGAATTGGGCAGTTCTGGCCATCCGCAACAATCCATTCATCAGAAAGAATATTCTGAATTGTATACTCAACATTCTGTGTTTCTCTTATGTCCATACAGTCACCGTCTTTTGTGTACATAAGGATTGTTTGAGATTCTTCATCATACTGCCAATACCCTCCCCATGATGGAAGTTTTACTCCCCTTCCTTCTTTCATCGTTTTAAACGCTTCTGAAAATTTCATTTTCTCAATCCTCCTCATTTTCTGCCATATTGGCGTCGTCTTGTTCTTGCTTCTTCCTGTCCTCTTTTTCCCATTTCCGATCCTGCTGCTTGTCTTTGTTTGTCCGGATCCAACCGCATATGCCACACTCTCCAATCGTTGCTGCCACAACTGCACATGCATATGTTTCCGGCATACTGTCGCACTGTCTGTACAGCAAGATCATCTGCCAGTTGAACCATATAAAAAAAGCGCCGACAAACATCAGCACCAGGTTCAATGTTCCGACTTTCTTTATCGTCGAAACTATCTTTTTTAATCTTTTTTTCATTTTACCTGCCGCCTCCAGTGTTTACAGAAAAGAATGTTCGTCACTACATTTATCATAAATCTTCCTGATATTCGAAATCGAATGAACTGCTTTTCCATTTGGAAAGCGAGGATGATCGCTACAATAATTTTCATAAGTATCAATATCTTCAATAATCTGGTCAAAATGTTCCTCTGTATGTTTTACATCATGCTTAACCTCATCATTAAATCGAATAATTCTGTAACGTGCATTCTTAGCGTTTCCCTCCTCGATTTTGTCCATGACTTCTTTGTTCAGTACACGACCAATTGATCGTCCCAATGCTGTCCAAGGATTCACCTTGATTGGCGCTACCTGTACTAATGTAAGAACAATAAAAAGGATTCCCCCACCAGCTTCCAAAATCTCTTTTAACGTCATTCCAATACCTCCGTATTTAATCCCTAAAACTTCTATATTGCTCTTACGGCGGGCTTCTTTGGCTACACATAGTTTTACCTCCATTAAAAAAAGAGCCTGTTGTGGCCCTTTTTACATCATCAATTCTTCATCATCTGCTCCGGCGTATTTCCTGCACTGAAACTCCAACATGTCCATATCCTGTTCAATATCTTCAAGAGTCCTCTCACTCTCGCCCTTATTGAAAAGCAGAAGATCATAAATCAATGACCACTGTTTACTTATTATCTGCAGTTTCGTCATTCTTCTTTTGCCAGCTCTCCCATTCCTGAATCTTCCAGGATTTCTTTTACCTTTGCTTTCAGAAGTCTCGGTACCTCTGCATAAGTTTTCTTTCCAAGCATAATCTGCTGTGCCCATAACATTGCCATCATTTCTTTTCCTCCATCATTCTGTAATAATATAATAAAGTTACTTAATAGTTTCATCATTACTGATATACCAGTTCTGACATCTCAAGAACGCATCCTGTAAGCATTTCGTTCGATGCTTTCAATTCTTCAAATTGCTCTTCCAAGCTCTTTTCGACTTCCGGAACATAGGACATATACTTCGCAGGGGACGCTCTTACCGTTTCTTCATTAATCTTATCTGCAGACTCCCTGAACTGGTGATAATCATATTCATACATCATCTGCTTTGCAGAGTCTTCCATCTGTCCCTGTTCAATTGTCACTTTCTGCTCATTCAGGCACAGTGTGACATCTACCATGCCATTATTGACAGGCTGCCAGCGCACTTCTGGCTGACGTTCCATGTATTTCGCTTTTTGCATGCTTGCTAATCCTCCTTTTCGCAGCTGCGCAAACAGCATCAATATTATATTTGTCTTTGACATATTTGGAATCGGTATGTTTAAACCATCCATAGTAACTGATACATTTATAAGCAATCTCCAGAGGGATTTCAACTCCATCCTTCATGCAGTACCAAGCTACTGAATAAGCTCTCCTTGCCCGCAGAAAGATCTTGCTTCTGATTTCTGTGTGGTCCCTGTAAATTACATAGCCCATCATATCTATCGGTTTTCCACGCCTTTCTGCCTTATCTTTTTCTCTGTAATTCTCATATTTATATCCGGTTTTAATGCGATAATCAATCGGGAATAGGTCTGCATCCGGTTTTATTGTGAGTCCGTACTCTTTCAACAGGTACTTTTCTAACGCCCGAGCCGCCCTCTTAACATCAGCTTCCCGGGCTCCTATGAGCAGGATGTCGTCCATATAGAATATACAGAAAAATACAAGTCTCTTGCTTTCAGTCGTACCATCTCGGTGCTTTCTGGTCTTATGTAGGCTAAGTACATACACATAGGCTTTAGACAGGTAATAATTGCACAGAAACTGTGATAAACCGGAGCCGATATTAAGCCCCTGTTTGTATGTCCCTATCAGAAAGAACACAAGATACAGAAGGACTTCGTTCTTCACATCATGTTCCAACATACGTTTCAATTTACGGATATCAACTGATGGATAGCATTTCCTTACATCGCCCTTCCAGGCATACCGAGATTGAGCATATTTCTTTCTGATCTGATGCTCTATTGCTCTTTTGCCTCCGAGCTGTCCTTTTCCTTTGATACTTGCATATTGATGATAGCCCAATTTTCTTCTCCAGAGTTCATCCAGTCCTTCGCTGGCTATTTCGTCAAGAATAAGCTGTTTTACACTCTCCACTCCGATTTCTCGAAGCTTTCCGTTTATTCCATCTCGCCGCCAACCATACTGAATAGGTTCTACTTTCAACTCTCTGTTCTGGATTTCATATCTGAGACTTTCTGCCACTGTACGGATCAGACCAGATACCATGAGATCTCTTTCGTCTGTGTCCCGAAGCAATCGTTTCATAGCCTGCAAACTCATTGAACTTGTGCGACCATGCAGATACTTTGCCACATCTGGCCGTTTCCATTTTTCGTCAAGTGCTTCATAAATTGGATCTTCAATAAAATCATCTGCTAATATATTTACATTCTTGCAGCATTTCTTCATAAAGGCATTTTCCTTTCTGTGTGATTCAGGGACTTTCGGTTGTCTACTAGTCCCGGCTGACAGCGCACCTGCCAGTCTCCCCTTCCCACTCTGCAGATGTCAATCTACTTCATGAGAAAGGAATGGCCTTTTATCACGTATTTCGGGTATTCCCAAGTATAGGCTTCTTCAGCCGGCTTATGAGGTCGAGTATCAAATTTTTTATACACAGAAATTGTCGCGAGGATGTTCCACC